TTCTACTTTTGCTGAGATGGGTTTCTCAATTGAAAAGTCTACAGTTACAGCTGAGTCTCGTCAATTAAAGGCTAACTACACAATGGAATTAGCTCAAGACCTTAAAGCTGTACATGGTCTTAATGCTGAGTCTGAGTTAGCTTCAATCCTTTCATCTGAAATTCTAGGTGAAATCAACCGTGAAATGATTCAAACTATGAATACTGCTGCGGTACCTGGTACTGACTTTGATGCTGCTATTGGTGGTTCATCAAATGGTCGTTGGGAAGTAGAAGTATACAAGAACCTTATTACTCACATCGATAAAGAAGCTAACGCAATTGCTATCTCTACTCGTCGTGGTAAAGGTAACTTTGCTATCATCTCTTCTAACGTTGCTGCAGTATTAAATGCTACTGGTAATGTTCAGTATGGTAACACTGCTAATACTGGTCTTGCTGATGTAACTGGTAACTTATTCGTTGGTACACTTAACGGTGGTATCAAGTTATACGTTGATCCATTTGCTGCAACTGACTATGTAACTATCGGTTATAAGGGTACTAACTCTTACGATGCTGGTATCTTCTACTGTCCATACGTTCCTTTATCTATGATGAAGACTGTAGGCGAGAATGATTTCCAACCACGTATTGGTTTTAAAACTCGTTACGGCATGACATCTAATCCATTCACTTCGAATGCTGCAGATTCAAACGTATACTACCGCACATTCGCTGTAACTAACCTGTAATAGGTAAGTAACAAAGAATGATAGAAGCCCCGAAAGGGGCTTTTTTATCGTCCCACCGAAATGTAAACAGTATAAATAGTTCTATGAGCACAAACTTTCTAAACCCGACTTCATTCGTACTACAGCTTGATACTGTAGTTTATCCAACCGCTGAATTTACAGTACAGACTATGGTTCTTCCAGATGTTACTGTTGATGGAGCTCCTTATCACACCCCTAGCCGATCAATTGCTATTGCTGCAGATAAGATACAATATGGACAATTTGAATGTTCATTCTTAGTGGATGAAGATCTTATAAACTATAAAGAAATATACGACTGGTTATACAGTCAAGTTGATCAAAATAATAGTCCAGCTAATGTAAGAGACTTGACGTTAAACATACTATCGAGTGCTAATAACGTAACAAAACAGATTAGATTTATAGATGCTTATCCAAATACATTATCATCACTTCCGTTTGATATTACAACAACAGATGTTGAATATTTAACTGCAGTCGTATCATTTAACTATAGTTATTTCGAAATTGTCTAATGATGTAATAATGTTCAAGCCGAAAGGCGGTATGTGTCCTGATGATTGGAAAAGTCCGGATAATCCTACATGGTATGAATTACGTACAACCCTAGACACTCTTCAAGAATGTTATGCTAATGCTGAACTGCAATTGGCTAATGCTAAAGGGGTTCAATCTCAAATGGACTTACAAATGCGTATTAGAAAGCTTGATGATATGAGGATGATCTTAATGGAGTATTTAGCCACAGATTAACCGTATAAATAAAAATATAATTATGAACCCCTTGAATAACATTATGAGTAAATTTGACATCAGTACGTATTACGTAGACACCACCCTACCCGTTTTCAAAGAGGTATCATCTTGGACTAAAACCGAATCATGGTATATAGGTACTCTTCCTGGAAGAAGACAGCAATTACATCTACAAGGAACGGTAGGCATGAGTTCGGTCCTTACTGAAGATGGTTCTGTTCCAGCTGGAATTCCTCTTGCTCCAGATCTATCAGGAGTATGGAGACAGCCGTATGGATGGGATGATGCATCATGCAAACGCAGAGCTCCACTAGTATGGAATCTATTTGATTATATCAACAAAGAATATTTAAACTCATCAATGACTCTTGATGGATTCGGAGAAGAGATTGGTGGTACTCAACACCTGTTTGAATTAGGGGGTGATCCATTAATACCTGATTATGGGTCAAGTGCTGGACTCAATGGTTTACCACAAATATGGACCTCATATTGTAATGGACGTACTGGTGGGGTTAGACAAAAAGGTACACCTCCTGTAGATAAAACTATTAGTAAGAAATCATTATGTGGAGCTCATATGGATTCTCCATATACAGACTCTAAAGCGGATGGATACTATTCGATGATAGTATGTATTAATGATAACTGGTCTCAAGATTGGGGTGGTGAATTACAGTTTCATGATCTGATTGATGATACTGATAACACATCTTGTACCATTCATAAAAAAAGGGGATATGGTATTGGATATATTAGGGAAGTGTACCCAAATGAACCTGGGTTGGTTATATTAGCACCCAGCACTGCTGTACACTCAAGTTTTGATAAGTATACACCTCAAAGGAATGTATACCAAAGACGTATAATGTTTAGATGTAGGGAGAAGTGATATGATTGAGTTAAATAGGGTTAATATAGGGGCAGATAACGATATACTTAAAGCGTGTGCCGATTGGATGAAATATCAAGAGTGGTATGTTGGATCAACAGGGAAAGGAGCCAAACAGGGAGTTGATACTACCAGACAAGTTGATGATGGTGTTTCTGGTGGAATGAAGTTTATACTTAATAGCAACGGATCTATAGAAGGATCAAAAGAGTGGGATAATCCACCTAACGTATCTGGGGTATATAGAGCTCCGTATGGATGGGACGACGAATCATGCAAACGCAGAGCTCCACTGGTATGGGATCTATTTGATCATATCAACAAAGAATATTTAAATTCATCAATGACGCTCGATGGATATGGGGAAGAGATCGGTGGTACCAGAGAGATGTGGAGTCGTGTTGTAGGAACAGATGATACAATCCCAGGATACGGCACCTTACCAGATCCTGGTGAGATGATGCCTATATGGACATCATACGGTATAGGTAAAACGGGTGGTATAATATTAGAACCTAAATCTTCATTAAACTTTAAAAGAAATGATTCAATACGATTCAATAAAGTATCAGCTGGACCTACCAAGTCAGGTTCTGTGGGGATACACTGGGACGCTCCAGTTGATAGTCAAAATGACGCTGAAGGATACTTCTCAATCATTGTGTGCATGAATACTAAATGGAAACCTTCATGGGGAGGAGATCTGTTGTTTTATGAGTCATCAGAAGAAGCTGATGAACATCATTGGAATCGTGGATATGGTATCGGATATGCTTCAGAGGTAGAGCCTCATAAACCAGGTAATGTTATAATATTTCCTGCTGCAACACTGCATAAATCAGCTAGTGATAAGTATATACCTCAAAGGGGGGATTATCTAAGACGAATTATGTTCAGAGCTAGATATATAGATGCTGATAAACCACATTTGGATGAACGCTAATGCTATCTTATAAAATATACAATATGGATCCAGCTCATCCGTTATTAAGAGCTGCTGATGATTATGCTAAAGATAACAAATGGTGTGTTGGCAGTGCTGGTAAAGGTGTTAAACTCGATACTAATAAAAACAATCGATCTAAGAACCAAAAGCGTAACGACCATGAATTCATAAAATATTGTAATGAAGATAAACTAGGCCAACAACTGTGGAAAGGTGGAACTGAGTTAATGCTAAATGCTGATGGTTCTATAGAGGGGTCAAGTGGGTGGGGATTAAGCCCTGGAATAGCAGGCCCATGGAGACAGCCGTATGGATGGGATGATGAGTCTATAAAAAGAAGAGCACCTATTATATGGGATCTATTTGATCATATCAACAAGGAGTATTTAAACGATGAGTTTACTATTGATGGTTATCCAGAGGAAGTTGGTGGAAGCTCACCATTAATTAAGGCAGATCCGAATCTAGAAATTGATGTTGACCCAAACAAAATAACCCCTTCGATTTGGACGTGTTACTCTACAGCGAAAACTGGAGGTATTGTTATGGAATCAGCTACAGATGATCCTACAGAACTTAGACTTGCAAATAAGAAAATGAATCAGGTGCCTGGTGTTCATAGGGATGCACCAGTATACGTTGGAGATGAATCATCCGCTGATGATTTTTATTCAGTATTAGTTGTTCTCAACGATTATTGGGAACCGAGTTGGGGCGCACATACGCTGCTGCATGATGAGGTAGAACCAGAAGATGCTGTACAGCATCATCCAAAGCGTGGATATGGTATAGGCCATATGAACACAAGTATAGCTTCTGAGCCTGGAAAAATACTAGTTATACCCGCTATAACAGTACATACAGGTCACAATGTATTCTTACCTAAGGGTGATCACTATAGTAGGAGAGTTATGTATAGAGTAAGAAAGAAATCAACATCAAAAGGGAAAGACGAATGAGTATACCAACTATTGAAGAATATAATTTAGATCCTCAAGATCCTATATTGAGAGATGCAGATAAAGCTGTGTGTAATGGATATTGGTACTTAGGTGCTACTGGTACTGGAGCCAAGACTGCTTGGGGTGGAAATGGTGCTCAGATAGAAAACCAAGAGGATGATAGCTTATTTAAGTATTATGGAGACGGCACCGCATTACGATGTAAGTTGAATAAAAATGGTACCATTAAAGGTAGTATCACTTGGGATACACATCCAAAAGCTTCTGGAGTGTGGAGACAACCTTTTGGGTGGGATAATAATAGTGTACAAAATAGAGCACCTGAAGTATACAAGTTGTTTCAGTACATCAATGATAGATTCTTAGAAGGTAAGTTTGCTATAAACGGATTCGGAGAAGAGA